AAGGCAGAGTTTCTTCTTAACTCAGTCAAGACAAAGATGAACACACTGGAAGAACAATTCCAAGTAGACTTCCCACCTAAACTCACTGAGGTCAATCGCATCAAGTATCGACTCAAGAAAGATGGCAGTGAGATGGCTACAGTCACCAAGGCTAAAGATAAGTATGCCATGACAAACATAGAAGATGATGATCTAGTTTGTTTTGATTGGATAGAGTTCAAGCCAGGATCTGCAAAGGACAGGATAGATGTTCTGTGGGATGCAGGATGGAAGCCAGTAGATAAAACAAAGACTGCTATTAACTTCTCTCGAAAGAAAGTAGGAGACCCATACGGCAAGTCAGTAGCCTCTATGGACGAGGATTTCTACAATCAAAAGAAGAAAGACCTAGACAGATACGGATTCACTGTATCAGAGGCAAACCTTGGTACACTGCCTGAGACAGCACCTACAGGAGCGAAAGCTCTAGCCCAGTGGTTGACACTTGAAGGACGCAGAAGCTCACTGGTTGAGTGGCTAGGGCAGTGTGGTGACGATTTACGTATTCATGGTAGGATAAACAACATTGGAGCATGGACTGGACGCTGTGCTCACAAAGATCCTAACACTGCTAACATATCTTCTCCGTTTCATGGTGAACCTAAGTCAGCAGTTGATGAAGTCAAGAAACAATTTGATGTGCATCTACGTGCCTGTTGGACAGTTCCTTCTGGCTCTTGGCTAGTAGGTACAGACGCTGATGGTATTCAGTTACGTGTGTTAGCTGACTATCTCTGGAGACACTTTGAAGCAGATCAGTATGCACAAGCTATCATGGAAGGAAAGAAAGAGGACGAGACAGACATACACAACGTCAACAAGAAAGCATTGGCAGTTCCAAATGGAACAAGGGATATGGCAAAGACTTTTATCTACGCTTGGTTATTAGGTGCAGGTGTGGCAAAGACTGGTCAAATTCTGAAGGTCAGTATGAAAGAAGCACAGGAAGCACGTACTCGTTTCGAGATGAGCATTGATGGTTTATACAACCTAAAGAATCAACTCGTGCCTTACATTGCAGAACAGGGATACTTCACTGGGTATGATGGACGTAAAGTCCCAGTACCCAACGCACACAAAACACTGGCAGGGATATTGCAGAACGGTGAGGCTTGCTTGATGAAGCACAGCCTACTCAAGTGGCATGACAAAGCTAGACAGGAAGGGATAAATTTTAAGATGGTTGGTTTCATCCATGATGAATACCAAGTAGAAGTAATAGGAACAGAGGAGGAAGCTAAAAGGTTAGGACAGATACAAGCAGATTGCATGTTAGAAACTGGTCAGGAATTAGGGTTTAAAATACCTACTCCAGGATCGTATGATATAGGAAAAAACTGGGCTGAGACCCATTGACAACTACAGTAAAAACAATTAGATACAACAACAGTAAAAGAAAAGGAGGGCAATATGCCATCAACACAAATTGACATCAAAGGAACAATCGAATGGGCAAAAGTATTTGAGTCCAATCGTGATCAGGCTGAATGGAATGCTGACACTAATGGTGAGTACAAAGTTACTGTAACCACCGATAAGAAAACAGCAGATGCTTTGAAGAAAGCAGGAAGCCAAAAGAAAATAGAGGAAGTAGACGGTGGCTTTCGTGTCACTGTATCACGTCCTCACACTGGTGCTGAAGACTGGATGGGTGGTGAGCCTGTCGTAGCTGACATTGCAGGTAAGGCTTGGAGTCTAGAAGACAATGGTCTTATTGGTAACGGAAGTAAAGGCATCGTTAAAGTTGAGGTGTATCGTACAAAGAAAGGTCTTGTAGGTACACGACTCATGGGACTTCAAGTCCTTGATCATGTGGTCTATGAAACTGAAGGGGGTTCCTCCCAATCTCCTTCTTCAATGTTTCAGGATCATTCAAAGAGTTCTGGTGGTAAGTCTTCCTCCCAAAAAGAACCACAGGACTCAGTACCCTTCTAGGTTTTGTTCCTTTTACCCTAGGAGAACAAGCCCCCACCTTTTTCGTTCATTTTTGGGTGGGGGCTATACAAAAAAGGAAACACAATGCCCACAATAGATACACTAGTTAAAGACATGGAAGATACTATCCTTGGTTTAAAAGGATGGGATCACATTGTTGGTTTGAAGATGGGTGACTCCATTGCTAAGACTGCATTCCAAAGATTCAGTGAACCACAGAAACCTCGTAAGTATTTATCTTTCTCTAGTATAGGAAGTCCCTGTCAAAGAAAACTTTGGTATAAGATAAACGACACTGAAGCAGCAAAGCCTTTGTCTGCAGCAGACTTACTGAAATTTTTCTACGGAGATATGATAGAAGAGTTAGTTCTTTCTATCGTCAAAGTCTCTGGTCATAAAGTTACAGGGGAACAAGACCGCATGTTTATTGGTAACATGGCAGGTCACAGAGACGCAGTGATTGACGGTATGACAGTCGATGTTAAGTCTGCCTCTCCCTACTCATTCAAGAAATTTGCAGAGGGTAACTTACGTGAGGATGATCCCTTCGGATACATCAGTCAGTTGAGTTCTTATGTTTATGCTGCAAAGGATGATCCACTTGTAACAAACAAAACACATGGGGCTTTTCTTGTTGTTGATAAAGTCAACGGAACAATCTGCCTGGATGTCTATGACTTCTCGAAAGAGTTAGAACAAAAAGAAAAAGAGATAGGCACTGTGAAGAAGATGGTCAAAGGTAAAATACCTGACCGTCCTTTTGATCCTGTTCCTGTCTCCGCAAACAGCCCTAATACAAAGCTACCGAAAGCCTGTACCTTCTGTGACTTTAAAAAGAAATGTTGGCCTGAAGCCAGGAAGTTTGTGTATAGTAATTATGATGCCTATCTGGTAGACGTAGTTAAGAAACCAAATGTACCAGAGGATCTTACCTACAATGACCAGGAAAAAATTTAAAGAGGCAGCACTCAGAGCAGGGTATCGTTCTGGCTTTGAAGATGAGACAGCCAAGTACTTAAAAGAAAAAGGTGTTGAGTTCACCTACGAGAAAGAACGTATAGAGTGGCTAGATATTAGGACTCGTCACTACACTCCCGACTTTGTTTTAAGTAATGGTATTGTCATAGAAACCAAAGGACGTTTTGTATCTACCGATAGACGTAAACATATAGAGATACGAAAACAATTTCCTGATTTAGATTTACGTTTTGTATTTCAAAACAGCAGGATCAAGTTGTACAAGGGCGCTAAGTCTTGCTACGCTGATTGGTGTAAACGTCATGGTTTTAAATACGCAGATAAAATAATTCCTGATGAATGGCTAGAAGAATAATCTTGACGGAATTAATTTAATTCTTATAACTTGGAGGTTCCTGTGTTGTTTGAAATAACAATGCTGTTAAAGCTAGACCCTGACGCTAACTTTATAGCCTCAGATGAAGATGGTGCTGCGATAGGACTTGAACAAGTTGTATCAGATACCATCTATGATATAGACGATGTTGAAATGATTGAAATAGAAGTAAAGGAAAAATAATGTTAACACGACAAGACTTGGAAGACATGGGATACTTTGATGCTTTTGATGAGGTTAAAGAAATTAGCCTATCTGATTATGCAGAGTGGGTTGAGAATAAGATTGTAACTACTGGCGACAAAAGAATACTAGAAAACACTATGGGTTTTATTGGGGAGACTGGTGAGTTCTTTGAGAAGATAAAGAAACACGTAAGAGACAAGACACCACTAGACAAAGAGGGTGTCACACTTGAAGCAGGTGATGTTCTATTTTATTATGTAGCCCTGTTAAATGTGTTAGATATAAAATTTAAAGATGTTATTAAAGAGAACATGAAGAAGTTAGACAGCAGAGAGAAAAGAAATAAAATAAAAGGATCGGGAGACTATAGATGAACAACTACTTACCAACAGACTATCAATCATTTATTCACACATCACGCTACGCCAAGTACTTTGATGGTAAGGGCAGAGAGTCCTGGCCTGAGACAGTAGGCAGATACGTTGAGAATGTAGTTAGACCAGTCGTAGATACAGAGACAGCTAACGAAATAGAACAGGCTATACTAAGTCTGGAAGTTATGCCTAGCATGAGAGCTATGATGACAGCAGGTATAGCTTTAGACAGAGACAACACAGCAGGGTACAACTGTAGTTACTTACCTGTAGATGACCCAAAGTCCTTCGATGAGGCTATGTTTATCCTCCTCTGTGGTACTGGTGTTGGCTTCAGTGTCGAGAGGCAGTTCATTAGCAAGCTTCCCGAAATTCCTAAACTCTTCGAGAGTGATACTACCATTGTGGTAAAGGACAGCAAGG